TGCAATAAACCGATGAAAGGAGAAGATGATGACGAATAAAAGATGCGCAGAAGTGATCCAGGCGGTCAAATTTATGCTAGACGACACAGATTACACAGAAGAGGTAGAAGAAGCCTTAACGATGGCACAGCAGATGTTAGGCACTGCCGATGAGGAGATAGATTGCCCTTTACATGGCGAACATGAAGAGGGCATCTGGGACAATGGCTATAGAAGAGGCTACGGAAGAGCATTACTTGATTATGGCTTAGAAGATTGGGGCAAGCCATCAGAGGTGCTAGACAAGATAAGAGCCAAGATAGAGAAATTACAGAAAATGTGCGATACGAACGACTTAAACTTGCTATCACAGTATTCAGCATTTGGCATGGCATTAGATGTTATTAACGAATACAGGACAGAAAGTGAGGGATAAAATGACAGTAAAGGAATTGATGGAAGAATTGACATACTATGACGAGGACGCAGAAGTCGAGTTTGAGTTTGACGATGATGTTGATGTTGAAAGCTGGACCGAAAACAAATACGGAATGAAAGAGGTTGAAATCCGAAAGATGCTGAAGCCATCATTCATTAGTGAAATCCGTGGGAATTGCAGAATAGAGTTGGAGGTGAAAGGCAAATGACAATAGAAGAAATATATGAAAATGCTAAACGAAAACTTGATAAAAATGAAATAACTATCGGAGAGTTTGCGGAAATTGTTGACAGAGAAGTACATGAGCCAAAGGTGGGACATTGGATACTGACGGGTGATTATTATACCGGAGCTTATGGCTGTATAGATTATGTCGAATGTTCTTGCTGTCATGAAGAGAGTCTTGAGGAGGGTAAGTATTGTCCTAACTGTGGTGCAAAGATGCAGGAGGTGGAAGAATGACAGAAGATAGATTAAATAAAACTATATCTGACATCGCATATATTCTTGATAGTCTGATTCTGTTAAGGCAGATACAGAACGCAGGAGATTGCAATGTATGCAAGAATAAAGAGTGCAAATACAAGCCAAAAGTAGGGCAGATGGTTCGGTATAATTGCCCGTTTTACAAGACAGAAAGCGAGGGATAAATATGACAGATATGGAGTTAGTAATTAAAATGCCTGAAGAAGAATATGAAAGACTTCCATATATAGATATATTCAAATTACGGAAGTATATTGAAAATGGCACACTACTTCCAAAAGGACACGGAAGATTGATTGATGCAGATGAGCGTAGGACAGAGATTGACGAGGAAGATAGATGGGTAGTTGATTTAGCTGAAACAATCATAGAAGCAGATAAAGGGGGAGAGGAATGACGAATGAAGAAGCAATAGGATATAATAAAAATTTAAGAGAATATATGAGGATAACTGATAAGTATAATCCTGAGTATAAATTTCTTAAAGAAAATTATGAAGCACTTGACATGGCAATCAAAGCCTTAAAGCAGGAGTTAATGCTAGACAAGATAAGAGCCAAGATAGAGAAATTACAGAAAATGTGCGATACGAACGATTTAAACTTGCTATCACAGTATTCAGCATTTGGCATGGCATTAGATGTTATTGACAAATACAAAGCAGAAAGTGAGGAAGTATGACAAGAGAAGAAATAATCGAATTTTGCGAAATGAAAGCAGAACTTGAGGCGGAAAAAGAGTTTTATAAGGCTATTATCAAGGCATTAGAGCAAGAACCTGATACGTGGAGTTTAGAAGATGCAAGAGAAGACTTTATGGACGATGTTTATAATACGCTTGATTTCTTGCCAACGAATGATGAAGCTAATCAGATTATAGATAGCTTTGATAGAGTTACAAGTAGTATTAGACGAGAGCCTTGCGAGGATTGTATAAGCAGAGAGGAAGCCTTAAAAGTATTGTGTGACAAATGCCCTGTGTATGATTGTATAAGGGGGTGTTCAAGTTATAGACATATAGAAAAAATGCCATCTGTAACACCAAAGTACACCGATGAAGAAATAGACAGGGCACAAGCAGTTGAAGAGGCTTACATTGATAAGATGGTGGAGTTAGTGGCTGAGGAAGCAAAAAGACCAAAGGGGAAGTGGATATACAAGATGCAAGTAATGAATAATCCATACACCTACAAATGCTCAGTATGTAAGGAATGGGTAAAAGACCAAAGCAAGTATTGTCCAAACTGCGGCGCAAGAATGACGGAAAGGGAGGAAGTATGAACGGACACAAAACATATCTTGAACGTTGGTGGAAAAACAATACAAGATACATCGGATTGCATAACTATAAAGTTCCATGGAAAGGAATCGGGCAGAAACCAATATGGAGAATCAGAACTAATGGGGCAAGTAGGAAGAACGGAGATACTTGTTTCGATATAAATGTTTTCCTCGGATATATCGTGTTCAACTACATAAATTGGAATTGGAGAAAGTGAGGAAAAGGAATGAAACTGATAATTGATATACCCGAAGAAGAATATAATACATTACAAAGTGCATCATATTATAGCTTTGATAAATATGCAGCATATTTAGCAATGAAAAATGGTACACCACTTCCAAAAGGACACGGAAGATTGATTGATGCAGACTTTAGAGTATCAAGTGATGACAGAACGATTGATTCTGTATGTGGATACATGGCCCCAACAATCATAGAAGCAGATGTGGCAGAAAGTGAGGATAAGGAATGAGAAAATGTAATGTATGTGGCAGGAGATTTAGACTTCTTGCAAAGAATAGATATGAGGTGGTTAGAAGACCCGTTGGGCTTAATTGTTTAACACAAGGTACAGTTTACTATAATGCTTTTGATTGCCCGCATTGTGGATGCCAGAATATCGTTGGAGTTTTGGAAAAGGTAAATGTAAGAGATATTGAAGATGAAGCACTGCTACAAGAAAGCGAGGATAAGGAATGACAAGGGAAGAAGCAATAAACGAACTTAAAATCCTAAAAGAAGAGTATTGGGACGATGACGGTTACGGACATGAAACTCAACAATATGATGACACAATAACAGCTATTGATATGGCTATCAAAGCCTTAGAACATAAAGCCTTAAAGCAAGAGTCAAAGATAGGGCATTGGATAATGACGAGTGATTATCTTACAACGGCTTATGGAAGTGTAGATTATGTTAAATGTTCATGTTGCGGTGAAGATAGTTTGGAAGAGGGGAATTTTTGCCCTAACTGTGGTGCAGATATGAGAGAAAGTGAGGATAAGGAATGAAAAATAAAGAACTATGCAAGAAGTGCAAGTATCATGGCACTATGGGGAATAGAGGAAAAAGAGAGGCAGACATCTGCTGTGACTATGCAACACTTGCACAGGATGGGACGTGCCTTAAGTACATACATGGGGAGATTATAGATCGCAGAGGTAATGATTATGACAAATGCCTGCTGTTCGAGAAAGGAGAAGGACTTGGCAGGCATACAGTAAGTGCATTCAATGGAAAAATCGGAGGGTAAGACATGACGAGCAAAGACCGCAGAAAACAGTTGACGAATACCCAGAAAAAAGAGCATAATAAAGATGGCATACCAATTCGATGCCAATGCGGAAAAGTTATTGCATACGAAATAAATGGAGTGATATATGTATACTGCAAAGGATGCAAAAGACAAGTTGCAGTAGTTAGAGCCAAGAGCCTGTGAGCCAAGAGCCATCAATTAAGCTATTAACTAGCTTTTTTGGTGGCTTTTATGTTTTTAAGGGGAAATATGGAAGTAGAGTACATAGAAATCAATAAAATAAAGCCTTATCTGAAGAATGCTAAGAAGCATCCGGAAGAACAAGTTAAAAGGATTGCTGCAAGCATAAAAGAGTTTGGCTATGCGCAACCATTAGTTGTAGACAAAGACAACGTGCTTGTGATAGGGCATGGAAGGCTCTTAGCAAGCAAGAAGCTAGGCATAAGCAAAGTACCTATAGTAAGGCTAGATGCGCTCACAGATGAGCAAATAAAGGCTCTGAGGCTTGCAGACAATAGGACAAATGAGTCTGAATGGGATATGCCACTATTGGAAGACGAATTAAAGGATATATTCAGTATAGATATGACGGACTTCGGCTTCAATCTTGACTTTATGGATGAAGAAGACGAGGACGAGGAAGAGAAGGAAATAGATGATAGAGACCCAAGCTGTCAGCATAATGTATTCGAGAATCAAGACAGGATGCAATTTGCCTGCAATGGCTTCTATGGAATACCGGAGATGAGGCCAACACAGACCACAGGCGATAAAATGCTTCGGTTTATGGATTGGAAAGAGGTTGAGGATCCTGAGAACTACATAGCGCATTTTTATTATGACGATTACAAGTTTATCAGCGCATGGAGAGAGCCGGATAAGTACCTGGATAGGCTAAGACAGTTCAAAGCTGTTGTAAGTCCTGACTTTTCGTTATATACAGACTTCCCAAGAGCATTGCAGATACTTTCATGTTACAGGAGACAATGGTGCGGTGCATTTTGGCAGTATGAGGGCATAGATGTAATCCCTGACGTTGTATGGGGCGATAAGGAAAGTTATAGTTATTGCTTTGATGGAATCCCGAAAGGTGGAACTGTTGCAGTATCAACTGTAGGAGTTGCAAGGGATGATACATGGAACAATAAAGATGGCGATATGTTCAAGGCAGGCTTTGACGAAATGATGAACAGACTAGAGCCAAAGACAGTATTGCTTTATGGAGCGATGATAGAAGGTTTAGAAGGCAACATAATACGAATACCAAGTTATTATGAGCAGAAAAGGGAAATCATGTCAAATAGCAAAAGAAAGGAAGAATGATGGGTAGAGGCAGTAGTAAAGCTGGCATTGAAAATGAACAAAGTGGAAATGTCGATGTCAAAGGGGATGTAGATATTCTTATTACTCAGAGAAGAAAAACAAGACAGGCTTTAAAGAAATTAAGTAACAAGTTTTAAAATAAGGAGAGCAAATTATGGGCAGAGGTTCAAGTGCGAGTGGTGGAAGAGCAAGTGGCGGAGGTGGTGTAGATCCTTCCAACATAAAAGGGCAGGAAGATATGATATCTGCACGAAATGAAGAAAACCGAGAGGGAATAGATAGAACACTTGATGTTGCTAGGAATATGACAAAAGAGTTTGGCGATAATGTTGCACTAGAAGGAAACTTTCAGCTTGCATCATTCGCAGGTAAAGATGCAACAACACTAGGCTGTTATGATGCAGGTGGTAATATAATCATGAATAAGAACGTAATTAACAGCAAAAGCCTTAACGAAGTATATGACAGCAATGTAAAAAGTGGTTATCATCCAAGCAGAGGCAATAAGTCAGCAGTAGAAGCGGTGGCGGCTCACGAATACGGACATAGCCTTACAGAAAACGCAAGAAAAGGTATGGGTGGCAATCTTACATATGACCAGGCAGCAACAAGAATAGTAACAGAAGCAAGAAAACAGACAGGTTCAAAAGGTAATATTAAGTTTGGACGTAAGATAAGTGAATATGCAACAACATCAAATGCGGAAACTGTCGCAGAAGCAGTATCGGATTGGTATTGCAATGGATCTAAAGCAAAAAGGGAAAGCAAGGCAGTAGTCAAAGTATTAAAAGGCTATATTAAGAAATAAAAAGGAGAGAACATTATGGCAACAAAAAAGAATAATAACAAGATGGTTTACTCAGAACCAAGCAACTATTTCAGCAAAGAAGATTGGGATAAAATTAATGGCAAAACAAAGACAGCAAAGAAGCCGACAGTAACAAAGAAGAAAACGGACACGACAAAGAAAAAGAAATAAGGTGGTTACATGGCGAAGAACAACGGACATGACAACTTAATACCTCTTGACACCCGAACAAAGGAAGAACAACGAGAGATAGCAAGAAAGGGCGGTATTAAGTCGGGAGAAACAAGAAGACGTAAAAGGGATATGCGGTCTTGCTTTGAGTCTATGTTCAAAACGTCAGCACCGGACAAGATAAAGAAAGCCATCGAAAAACAAGGCATAGAAGCACCTAGCGACTTAAACCTCTATGAAGCACTAACCTATTCGATGTACATGAAAGCACTACAAGGCGATGCAAGAATGGTATCGCTAATTATGGATGTAATGGGCGATAAGGTAGGCGATAAGTTGAAAGAGAAAGAGATAGCCTTAAAAGAAAAGGAAATGCAGAAGAGCAGAAGCGAAGCCATAGAGCGATTAGACGAGATATTAAAGGGGTTGAAGGATGAAGCTGAAGCTGACGAAGAAACAGAATGAGTACATCCGAAATGCAAATGCACGTTGGAATATAAAGTGTGGTGCAGTTCGTAGCGGTAAGTCTTTCGTTGATGTATCTTATATAGTGCCTAGCAGGATAAGAGAGAGAGCAGGTCTTCCTGGTCTTAATATCATCATGGGAGTATCAAAGGGTACGATTGAAAGAAACGTGCTACAACCTATGAGGGAGATATACACATCCGAACTTGTAGGCACTATTAACAACGAGAACATCGCAACTGTATTCGGCGAGCCTGTTTACTGTCTTGGTGCAGAAAAGATGTCGCAAGTAGCAAAGATTTTAGGATCAAGTGTTAAATATTGTTACGGAGACGAGATAGCCAAGTGGAACAAGCAGGTATTTGAAGTGCTTAAGTCCAGAATGGACAAAGAATACAGTTGCTTCGATGGTGCTTGCAACCCTGAGAGTCCTAACCATTGGTTAAAGGAGTTCTTAGACGATCCACAGCTTGATGCATATATACAAAAGTACATCATAGACGATAACCCATATCTGCCGAAGAAGTACGTTGAGAACTTAAAGCAAGAGTATGCAGGGACAGTTTATTATGACAGATACATCTTAGGCGAGTGGGCATTAGCAGAAGGTCTTATATATCCAATGTATCAAGATGCAATCGTTGAGAGCCTTCCAGACGTTCCTGCAAGTGAATATGTCGTATCTATCGACTATGGAACGATGAATGCCTTTGCAGCGATTCTGTGGAGTCATAGAGGCAATATATGGTATGCAGAACGCAACTATTACTATTCGGGCAGAGATAGTGGCATACAAAAGACCGATGACGAGTACGCAAGGGACTTAGACGAGTGGATTAAGGATATATACGAAGATTACAACGCAAAGCCTGTAATCACGATGTTTGGAGTCACAGAAAAGAAGATACGAACAATAATAGACCCTTCAGCCGCTTCATTTATTGCATTGCTAAAGAAAATGGATTGGTGCAAGGTTATAAGCGCAAACAATGCGGTGCTAGATGGTATAAGAGAAACAGCAGTAGCATTGCAGACAGGTAAGATTAAGATACTCAGACCTGCAATGCAAGCATGGATAAAAGAAGCAGGCGGTTATATCTGGGATGATAAATCGGTTGATGAAAGACCTGTGAAAGTGGCAGACCACAACATGGACTCTACAAGATACTTTGTAAAAACGATGAAGGTAGCTGCAAAGAAACGTCAGTAACCTTAAGATAAAAAGGAGAATGCAAAATGTATACATATCAAGACTTATTAAAGATTGCTGACACAGATGATACAAGGATGGAGTTTGTGAAGCAGTGCATCAATCAGCATAAGACAACGGATCTATACAAGACAGCATTAGTGGCTGATTCATATGATAAGCATAAGAACAAGACCATTAATGACTATCAGAAGTTCTTGTATGATATGACCGGCAGAGCTATTCCAGATAATTACTCAGCCAATTACAAAATGGCTTCAAGGTTCTTCAATCGTTTTATTACGCAGGAAAATCAGTACCTTTTAGGAAATGGCATCACATGGGGCGAAGAGTCTACAAAGGATAAGCTTGGTAAAGACTTTGACACTATGTTACAGAAGCTTGGAAGAATGGCACTTAGTGGTGCAGTATCGTTCGGCTATTGGAACTTTGACCACTTAGAAGCCTTTTCTGTGCTTGAATTTGTGCCGATATATGACGAAGAAAATGGTGCATTGATGGCAGGCATAAGATTTTGGCAGGTAGCTGACGATAAACCGCTTAGAGCCACATTCTATGAGATAGATGGTTATACAGATTACATCTATAACACGAAAGAAGACGACAGGAAAGTCCTTAGAGAAAAGAGGGCATACATCCTCAAGGTGCGTGAGTCAGAACGAGATGGTGTAGAGATATATGCAGGGGAGAATTACCCGACATTCCCTATAGTGCCATTATGGGGAAACCCACAGAAGCAGAGTGAGATTGTAGGCATCAGAGAGCAGATAGATTGCTATGACCTTATCAAGTCCGGCTATGCAAACAATGTTGATGAAGGCTCGCTTATATATTGGACATTACAGAACGCAGGTGGAATGGATGACCATGATTTAGCAAGTTTCATACAGAAAATGAAGACATTACACGCAACAACGCTTGACGATGGTGTTACTGCGGAAAGCCACAACTTAGAAGCACCATATCAGAGCAGGGAAGCATTGCTTGAGAAGCTGAGAAGTGACTTATATGATGATGCTATGGCTCTTGACACGAAGAATATAGCTAATGGAGCAACAACTGCGACACAGATTAAAGCTGCTTATGAGCCATTAAACAGTAAAACGGATCAGTACGAATACTGCATAAGGGAATTTATAGACAATTTATTAAAAGTGGCAGGAATTGAGGATGAACCGACATTTACAAGGTCTATCATCGTCAATAACCAGGAAGAAATGCAGTTAGTTATTCAAGGAGCGCAGTTCTTAACACCTGAATACGTTATCGAAAAGATGCTTAACCTCTTAGGCGATGGAGACAGAGCGAAAGACATGATAGACGAGTTACACGCAAACGAACTAGAAGCCTCTAAAATCGCAGTAGAGGAAGAAGAGGAAGAAGAAGTCATAGAGTAAATAAAAAGCTGAAATAGGGCAAATGGTGGCGATATGCAGATAAAAGACGAAGGGCATGAGGAAACAGAAGAACTTCTCAAAAAGCTTGAAAAGGAAATAACAAAAGAATATCAAAAAGCGAGTAAAGAAGTATCAGCCAAACTGCGTGATTATCTGCGTAGGTTTGAAGCAAAGGACAAAATCAAGAAGGAAGCCTTAGAAAAAGGGTTAATTACAGAGAAAGAGTATAAGAAATGGCTAAAAGGACAGCTTATGATGTCCAAAAGGTGGACAGAAGTAAGAGACACATTAGCAAAAGACTTAACCGAAGCAGACAAGATGGCTAAAGATATTGCTTTTAAACGTATGCCGGAGGTTTTTGCGATTAATCACAACTATGGCACATATCAAGTTGAGAAAGCTGCAAAGGTTGATACATCGTATACCCTTTATGATAAAGAGACAGTCAAGAGGCTGTTTAATGACAACGAAGTATTCTATCATGCACCGGGAAAGAAGCTGACGAATGCTATAAAAGAGGGCAAAGCACTAGCATGGAATAAGAAAACCATACAATCTGTAATGCTCCAAGGTATATTGCAAGGCGAATCCATCGGCAAGATGGCAACAAGGCTTGCGAATGCAACAGGAGAACAGAACAGAAAGGCGGCTATCAGAAATGCTAGAACCATGACAACAGGAGTCCAGAACGCAGGAAGGGTGCAAAGCTATGAACGTGCTAAGAATATGGGCATAGAGGTAGAAAAACAATGGCTTGCGACACTTGATGGCAGGACTAGACATTGGCACAGAGAGTTAGATGGTGTATCAGTACCGAATGATAAGCCATTTAATAGCGAGTTTGGCAAGATAATGTATCCTGGAGACCCATCAGCAGATCCGGCGAATATATATAACTGTCGATGCACACTTGTAGCAAATATAAAAGGCTTTGAGAGTGATTTAAGCGATTTATCACTAAGAAACACGAATAAACTAGGCGATATGACCTATGAAGAGTGGAAAAACGAGCATAAAAGCTATTCTGACCCGATTACGAAGCAAGACGAGATAGAAGAAATCATGAAGAGAACGTATGGGGCAGAGTATAAAAGGTTAAGAGGTGGTAAGTGATGCAGATACGAATTGATGATTATAGCGAAGATGTAAAACGAGCAGTAGCAGAAGCCTTAAAAAAAGGTCTTGAGATGGTAGGACTCCAAGGCGAGAAACACGCAAAAGCACTCTGTCCGGTAGATACAGGCAACTTAAGGAACAGCATAACGCATAACACAGATGATGATAGCGCATATATAGGCACAAATGTCGAGTATGCGCCATATGTTGAGTTTGGAACGAGCAGACAGAAGGCACAGCCATACTTAAGACCTGCAGCAACAGACTATACAAGCGAATATAAGGGTATCTTAGAAAGTTGCCTTAAATCTATTTGACAATGCGGAAAAGCTGACGTACACTTGAAACGTAGAGTAATAATAGCATATAAGGTAGAGCCAAGAGCCTGTGAGCCAAGAGCCGATAATTATGTACTGAATTAAGTTTCAGTATGTAGTCATCGGCTCTTTTCTACTTTATACCGAATAATTCAAATGTGCGAAGTAAAGCACACCGAAAATAATAGTTATGCAAGGACAGCGACTAGCTATCGTTTCAATGCCTAACCATTGATTACTTGCTTGACGCTTACGGTTATAAATGGCAATACGCCAATTATAATAAATAAAAACTTTTTAACATCAAAGTAAAGATGGCGAAGAATAGTATAAAGGAGAATAAGACGTGGGATTTACAAGAAAGATGCTTAAAGCAATGAGCATTGATGACGAAAAGATTGACCAGATAATCGAAGCACACCTTGAAACATTAAATTCTATTAAGGATGAAAGAGACAGTTACAAGGAAGATGCAGAAAAGATGGCAGACCTTCAGAAGGAATTGAAGGAATTAAAGGATAATGCTAAAGACGAAAGCAAGAATCCTTGGAAAGCTAAATTTGATGAACTTAAGGACGAATACGAACAGTATAAGCAGGATGAAGCAGTAAAAGAAACAAAGCGCACGAAAGAAAATGCATATAAGCAGCTTCTTAAGGAATGCAATGTATCAGATAAGCGCATTAGTTCTGTGTTAAGAGTATCAGACCTTGAAAGCATCGAGTTAGGCGAAGATGGAAAGATAGTTAATGCTGACGAATTAAAGAAAAGCATTAAGAAAGAATGGAGCGACTTCATTTACTCCGAAGGTGAAAAGGGAGCAGAAACACCAACTCCACCAACTAACACCGGAGGAAAGAAGTCAAAAGAAGAAATCATGGCAATAAAGGATTCTGTCGAAAGACAGAATGCTATTGCTGAAAACTTAGACTTATTTCAGTAAAGGAGAATAGTTATGGCAGTAACAAACACAGAAAGCTTTACAACACCAAGAGACTCGCTCCCTAACGTATATACAAACGTAACAGCGAGAGAGATTGATTTTGTATCAAGATTTGAGAAGAACTGGAAAGCACTCAGAGATATCTTCGGTATTATGAGACCTATTAAGAAGACACCTGGCACACAGCTTAAGTCTTATGAGGTTACAGTAGCACTTGAGGATGGCGATGTAGATCCTGGATGCGTTATCCCATATTCAAAGACAACAACAGTACCGAAGGCATATGCAGATGTTGACATCGAGAAGTATGCAAAGGCAGTACCTGTTGAAGAAGTATCAAAGTATGGTGCAGAAATCGCAGTAACAAAGAGTGATGATGCATTCCTTAATCAGCTTCAGACAAAAGTCCTTACAGACTTCTATACATTCCTTAACACAGGAAGCCTTACAGATGCTGCACCAACATGGCAGGCAGCACTTGCAAAGGCAAAGGGCGCAGTAATCAACAAGTTCAATGTTATCAGAAAGACAGTAACTGAAGTTGTAGGTTTTGCTAACGTACTTGATTTTTATGATTATCTTGGAGCGGCAGATGTTACAGTACAGACACAGTTCGGTCTTACATATATTCAGAACTTTATGGGATATAAGACATTATTCCTTCTTTCTGAACCAGATGTAGCAAGAGGAACAGTTATTGCATTGCCTGTAGAGAACATTGACCTTTACTATGTAGATCCAAGTGATAGCGACTTTGCAAAGCTTGGTCTTGAGTACAGAGTAAGTGGAGAGACAAACCTTATCGGATTCCATGCACAGGGCAACTACTCAACAGCAGTAGGCGAGTCATATGCACTTATGGGCATGAAGCTTTGGGCAGAATACCTTGATGGTATCGCAGTAATTACTGTAAGTTCTGGATCAAATGACGAATCATCAAGTAATGAAACACCAAGCAGTGATACGGAGAACCCAGGAACAGGAGCATAATATGCTTAAAGTAATCAAATACTTTACAGACTTAAAAGATAATGGATATGCCTACAATGTGGGCGATACATACCCAAGAAAAGGCTTAGAGGTAAGCGATGAAAGAATTGCAGAACTCAGTGGCCATGAAAATAAGCAGGGTACACCATTAATTGAGGAAGTAAAGCCAAAAAAAAGAAAGAGATAAAACGAGGTAAGCAGACATGGCATTGTCAGAAATATGTGCATACTTAAATAATTATTT